GCGCCCGGACGGGGATGTGCTCGACGCTGGCGAGCACGGTGCACACGGCGGTGGCGACGGGCTGCTCGATGCGCTTGGCGACCACGTCCACCGCGTGCTGCTGCACGATGACGGTCCTCACAGCTCAGGCTGCTGCATGAGGTCGAACAGCCACAGGAGGATGCCGAGGGTGACGGCGGCCAGCGGGCTGAGGATCTTGCGCTTGGTCATCGCCCGACTCCCGTCATGACGATGCCGGCGATGCCGCCGACGACCCAGATCCCGGCGGCGGCGATCAGCGCCGAGGTCTCCTGGGTGAGCGGGCGGCGGTGGCGGCCGCGGTAGCGCGGCGGCGGGACGGTGCTGTAGGTGCTCATGGCTGGTGTGGCCTTTCAGGGAAGTCGTGGCTTAGGGGTGGCCCGGGGTCGCGGGGAGGTGCGGCCCCGGGCCGGCTCGGAGATCGGCGACCGAGGAAGTGGCCGCCGAGCCCCGCGATCAGGTGGTCGGCCCGGGCAGCCGGATCGAGTCGCGGTAGCCGTGGTCGAGCCGGAACGCCGCGTCGCACGGCTGGCACGTCCGGTGCCGGATGACGTACTCCTCGCCCTCGTGCACGCGGACAATGTGCGTGGAGAACACGGCGGGCCGCGGACACTCCGGCATCTCCGCCGGAAGCTCGTGTTCGTCGGCGGCAGCCAGGCTGTGGACCATGGCCGCGGCGCGGCAGTCGAGGGCCATCAGACGCATCCGTCCACGACCAGGTCGTCGCCGTCGACGACCGATCCGGACAGCAGCATCCCCCGCGCCGGCGACACCGGCGTCGGGTCGTCGACCTCACGGGAGTAGCCGTACCCGGTGTCGTCAGCGCGGCGCTCCAGCGGGATGCGGGCGTCGGCGAGGAAGTGGTCGGCGTCGAGACGGCCGTCGTCGTAGCGGTAAACGACCATCACCCACTCGCGGCCGCCGGTGCCGGCGTACGCCTCGGCGAACACCACGTCGGCCGGCTCGTACATGGGCAGGAACTTGGCGGCGATGCGGTCGCCGCGGGCCAGCGTGGCCGCAGGTGCGGGCGGTATCGTCAACGTCATCATCGATCGGCCTTTCGTCGAGGTCTGGCTGTTCGGTGGCGGGTCGCCTGGGGTCTAGCCGGGCGGCCCGCACTGGTTCACAGGGTCGTGCTGAAGCCCCTGCCTCCGTTGGGTGGCTTCGGCTGCTTGGGCTTCCTCGGTGGCTTACTCGGCGGCCGGACCCCGCGCTTGCCGCGGTTCACCCGCCGCCCTCAGCGAGCAGCCGACGTACGTCGGACTCGCGGTACCGGCGGCGTCCGCCCGGAGTGCGTACCGACGGCAGGCGACCGCCGGAGGCCCAGCGCATGACGGTCTTGCCGCTGACCCCGAACAGGCGTGCCACCTCGGCGGCCTTGAGCAGGCGGTCGTCGCCCAGCATGGCCGGGCTCACGGCCGCGCCCAGTGCGGTTCGGTATGTCCCTGCGGCAGGTCGCACGGCCCCTCCGGGAGGCCCTGCGTGCACGGCTTGGCCAGGTCCCGCATCTTCTTCAGCTCGCGACCGGCGGCCTCGACGTTGAACCCGACGACCTCGAACCCGGCGTCGGCGACGTGACCCAGTGAGCCCTTCGGGTACGACTGCGGGTTGATCGGCCGCTCGAGGATGGTCAGGGCCTGATCGAGCAGGCGGCCGACGTCGTCGAGGACTTCGAGGTAGGTGGGCCAGCGGCCGGTGTTGGCGTCGAGCCACTGGTCGCGGGCTTCGCGGCCGGGTCCGGTCGGGCCGGGCGGGTGGCCGGGCGGGTGCGTGGTCATGCGGCACCTGCCTGACGGGCGGTGAGGATTTCGTCGACGGTGGTGGAGTAAAAACGGCGGCCGCCGGACGGGAGCGTGATCGATGCGATCTTGCCCTGCCGCGCCCAGCGGTTGATGGTCTCTTCGTGCAGGCCGCCGAGCTTCGCGCCTACCTCTTTCGCGGTGAGCAGCTGGGGCGGTGCTTCGGTGTCATGCTCCGGAACCTGTGCCATGTGTAGGAACCTATGGCATCTGTGCGACCTGTGTCAAGCACCGATTCCCTGTGGGAAGTGTTGCCATCTGTGGCATGTCCCGTATGCTGTGCCACATGACTGGAAGATCGGGAGACCCCCCATTCGCGGACGAAGGCCCGGGCTGGACCGTCGACGACAGCGAGTTCGGAGCTCGCCTCGCTCTCGTCCGGTGGAAGCAGGGCTGGAACACCAAAGAGGCCGCACGCCACTGCGACCTCCCCGCCGCCAGCTGGGCCAGCTGGGAAGGTGGATCCATGCCCCGCCGCTACACCGACATCTGCGCCCAGATCGCCCACGCCACGGGCGCCGACTACCTCTGGCTTGTCACTGGGGCACGTGCCACCGTCCCCCCTCCACGGCCGGCGAACCCGACGCGACCCCGAGACAACCGCCCGACGACGATGTCGAGCAGTAGGGGTCCCGCCAGGTCAGGTGTCCGGCCCTCACCTCGTGCTGCGTAAGACTCAACTCCCCCACGGCTCTTACGGATACGGCCTCCCGGCCGGTTCGGACAGCCGTTCGACAGCCCAAATCATCCGAAGGGACCACGACATGCCCGCCACTGCAGTCCGGCCGGAGTCCGGCAGCATCGCCTACTACCGCGACATGCTGGCCGCCCCGGCCGGCGACACGATGATGCTGACGCTGATCGACCAGATCGCCAACGATCTGGATCTCGACGACGCCGACCGGATCACGCACGTCCGCAACCTGCTGGCCGCGAACAAGATGCTCAAGGCCCAGGCTGCCGCATGATGCCGCACCGGGACTGGGAGCCGCCGCCGTGGACGCCGGAGGACATCGACTGGTACCGGCAGCAGATGGCCATGACCGAACCCCTGGCCGCGCCCGGCCCGCCGCCGGTACCGAAGCCGCCTGCCCCGCCGCGGGGGTCGCGGCGCGACTGGTGGTTCAAGGGCCCCGGCCTGATCATCGTGATCGTCGCCGGCGGTCTGGCCCTGGCCGGCGCCGGCGGCGTGTTCAGCGAGGGCTCGGCGGCGGTCGACCCGGGCGCGAAGGCCGTGGCGAAGGTGATCAGCTGCCAGCTGCCGAGCACCGAGTCGCACACCGCGGTCGTCGGCATCGAGGTGGTCAGCCGCAGCAGCACGACGGAGACGTTCCGGATCGACGTCGAGTACCGCGACGACCAGGGACGCCGGGTCGACACGGACACGGCGTACGCGCGGAACGTGCCGCCGGGGGATCGGGTGCTGCTGGACGAGTGGACGGTGCTCGACGCGGCGATGCCGTCGGGCACGTGCGGGGTGTCGGTCCGGTAGAGCTGGGCGGCGACCAGTCTCAAGCTGGCCGCCGCCCTTCCCCGCTTGACGCCCGCTTATAGTTCGCTATAAGGTTTGGGCATGGACGACGACCTGCGCTCGGAGTTGCGCCGCACGGTGGCGAGGATCGCCGAGCTGCTCAAGCGTCGCGACGAATTGATCCGCCGCGGGCGCGACGCCGATGTCGACGTCGCCGACCTTGCCCGGGACGCGGGCCTGTCGGTGCCGCGGATCTATCAGATCGCCGGGCCCCGCCGCTAAGAAGATCCACCACGGCCCGGGCCTCATGCTCTCCCCGATACATAATCCGCTATAAGAAGGAGTCACAAAGTGGACGGCTACGCCATCAGCATCAATGGCAGGAACGGTGACCGGCGCTACCGCCACGGCGGCCAGGCCGACTTCGAGCTGACCGAGGCCGCGCAGCTCGCCGCCGACCTGCTCGAGCGGGCGAGCGATGCCGCGTACGTGACCGTCGGCAACGGCGAGCACGAGTTCCGCCTGACCCGCGACGACGGCGACCGGTGGGAGGACTGGTACGTCGACGCCGAGATCGGCGAACGCCGCTGGCAGTACCGACCGATGGCCGACCTGAGCGACTACGGCGACGCCCAGGACATCGCCGACCCGCTGACCGAGCTGCCTGAGATCACCAGGATCTGGTTCGGCCGGTCCGACGGCAGCGAGGAGTTCGAGACCGTCACCCGCGAAGCCTGACCACACCACCCGATCCTGGAAGGCTCTCCTGTGAATCTCGCCCGTGTCCGCTGGGCTGTCCGCGGCACCCTCGTCCTCGGCGTGGCCGCGTCGGTAACCGCGAACGTGCTGCACGCCGTGGACAACCCGATCAGCCAGGCGATCGCCGCGTGGCCGCCGCTGGCGCTTCTGATCACCGTCGAGCTGATCGCCCGTGTCCCGGTCCACCGCCGTTGGCTGGCCGCCGCGCGGCTGATCACGACCGCGGTCATCGCCGGCATCGCCGCATGGGTGTCGTACTGGCACATGGCCGGCGTTGCCGCCCGGTACGGCGAGACGGGCGCGAGTCCGTACCTGCTACCGGTGTCGGTCGATGGGCTGATCGTGGTGGCCAGCATCTGCCTGGTCGAGTTGTCCGGGCGCCCTGTCCGGGTGAGCACCCCCCCTGCTCAGGTGCTCACGGCTCCGGACAACGCCCCGGACAACTCCGTCCCGGCGTCCGACAATCGGCCCGTCAATGGCCCCGCCGCCGCTTCGGGTGAGCAGGCAGTGAGCAGCCCCCCTGCTCAGGTGATCAGCGGCGGTGAGCAGGGGGACAGCTCGGGTGAGCAGGCGGTGGACACCTCGGCAAGCGGTGAGCTGTCCACGATGCTCAGGGTGATCGACGCGCACAACCGCAACCCCCGAGCGACCCACGCCCAGCTCGCCGAAGAGCAGGGGGTGTCCATCAGCACCATCAGGCGTTACCGGCCGAAGTCCACCCCTGGACAGGCCAACGGACACAGCCACCGATTCAACTGACCACCCTGCCCACGGAGGGCCCACCATGAGCATCGACACGCTGCGGCCGTACCGGCTGCGGATCTTCGACGGCAACTACGAGGTGCTGCACAAGCGGCCCATCGTCGTCGACCTGGACATCGACTCGCCGGTCACGCCCGGCCTGCTGGACAGGCAGCTGGTCACCCTGACCAGGGCTGCCCGGGTGTACGAGAACGAGCCGATGACCGAACCGCGCCTCGAGGTGTGGGACGTACTCGACGACCAGAAGGTGCGGGACGTTTTCTGATGCCGCACATCATGTCGCCGACGGCGACGGCGATCCTGCTGCTGCTCGCGCTGATCATCGACTACATGTCCGTCGGGGCGAACAGCATCCGTGACCGACTGGCCTTTTTGATGGGCGTCGCCGCGATCCGGGAGGGCTTCAACGGTTCGCCGGCCGACCAGTGGACCGTCGGGATGATCACCCGGGGGATTGAGATGCTGCTGGACTCGCCGCCACTGTCGGGTTCGTACATCGCCGGCGCCTCGATCAACGCCCTCGTGGGCGCGGCGGTGGGGTTGCTGTTCATCTACACCGTCGGCTGTCTGCTGCCGATGAAGGCCAGCAAGAAGCTGGGCCGGTTCGCGACGCTGACGTTCCCGCAGTCGCCGCTGTTCCGCCTGAACGTGAAGCTGTGGGTCGCGGCGATCCTGCTGGGGATGCTGGCGGATCTGCCGACGGGTTTCATCGGCGGCCTGACCGAGGGCTCCGTCGTTTTCCTGACCGGGCTGTTCGCCCCGGTCCCCGAGTGGCTATTCGGAGCGTGACCATGAACGACCTGATTGAGTTCATCAAGGCCCGACTGCACGACGACGAGCGGACCGCGCGGGAGGCGGGCACGACTGGCCCTTCCGGTCCGGCGATGTTCGTGATTGATGACGACTATGCGCACGACACGGTGGCCATCTCCGCGGATCGCGTGCTGGCCGAGGTCGACGCCAAGCGGCGAGTTCTCGGTGAGATGCAGAGCCATCTAGCCGACGACGAGACGGATCAGACGGCTCAGTGGTTCGTCAAGATCATGGCCGTGCCGTACGCCGGGCACCCGGACTACCGGCAGGAGTGGGCGCCGTGATCGCCGCCGCCGCGTCGGAGCCGCAGCGCGGGTGGGGTGGCCCGGTCGCCCTGCTCGCCGCGCTCGCACTGTTCTGGCTGTTCCGCGAAATCCACCAGCGGAAGATCATCAACCGCTCCCCTACCCCACCGGCCACCGCTGACCCTAAGGCCATCACCGCAGGTCGCGCCCGGTTCACCCCCGCCGGTGGCACTACGACACGCCGCCCTGACCCCACCCTGCGGCCGCGTGACCCTAGGCGTGACCCCACCCCGGGCGCGTTTGACCCTGGGGTTGACACCGATCCGCCGCTGCGTGAGACCGAATTCCCCGGCCGTGACACCGAGGGTCCGGCCCCTGACCCTGGCACTGACACCTGGTACGGGCGGATCGTCGAGAGTGGCGGCCGGCGCTTCCGGGCGGCCGCGCACATCGCCCGCACCGGAGACAGCCCGCCGCCGGAGCCCGAGCCCGAGCCCCGCGACGACTTCGACGACGCCCTCGACCTGGTCGCCGAGCCGGAGCCGAACCACCTCGACGACTGGCTGGAGTGGGCGGCCGGCCTGGGCTACAACGAGCGCGTCCGGCGGGCGGTGGCCCGGTTCGGGGTGTCCGAGTCGAAGGTCAAGCGCCGCATCCGTGACATGACTGATCGGGAGGAAGAGGCATGACGAGTTCGGGACCGACGGGCACCGCCACCCTGGGAGGCTTCGCGCTGGCCGCGCTGCTCCAGGCGCTGAGCGTCGCCCTGAAGCTGACAGGCGAGACGACGATGTCGTGGTGGTGGGTGCTGCTGCCGACCTGGGTTGCGCTCGGCGTGCTGGCCGTGGTCGGCGGCGTCCTGCTGGCCGTCGTGGCGCGAGACAACAGCGGACGACGGGGGCCGCGAGGATGGTGACCGTGCGCACGATGTGGTGGTGCTCGGCATGCCAGCGCCGGGTGGAGCCGCAAGGCAGGACCGCTGGCGGGCGAGGCGTCCACGTCACCGGCATGGTCGAGCACTTCGTCAGCTCGGCGCCGTACATCGAGGGCGAGCTGGTGCCGCAGCGCGAGGAGGCGATGGCCCGATGAGCGAACCGACTAACGTCGACGTGGCGGCTACGGCGCTGCTCACCTACCTGGCCCAGCCGCGACGGTGCAGCATCGGCGCTGGCACCGACGATGCGTGCAAGCGCCCACCGGCGATCCGGTTCCGGGGCCACGACATGAGCGGCGATTTCTGGGTCGGCCGGTGCGCCGAGCACGATGAGGGCCTCGACCCGGAGATCTTCGCCATCGAGCCCCTGGAGCAGGCATGAGCGATGCCGCCGACCGGGGGCCGGACTGCACGTGCTTCCCGTGGGAGGTCGTCACGCACCAGTGGCTGTGCCCGCGCGTGAAGTGGCTCGACGAGCAGCACCTGGCGCGGAAGGTGCAGATCCCTCAGCAGCGTGACGCGTTCCACGGGCGCGAGATCGCCCGTGACGGAGTCCTGGCGCCGGGGTGGGCGGCCAGGCAGGCGGCCCAGCCGGACCCGCACCGCATCGTCGAGAAGTGACCGGAGGGTGGCGGGCCGCGGCCACGCTGCCAGGCGACCCGCCTCCCCGATCCCGGCGACGCTACGCCCGGCCCGCCCATGATCGGCAGACCTGTTTCATGCACAGCAAGAAACGGACTAAGGAAACGTCATGACCAGTGACTACGTCGAGCTGACCCCCGCCGATCTCGCGCACCGGTGGCGCGAACGCACAGTGCTCGAATCCGTCGACGAGGCCATCGCGAACGCCGACTCGACCGAGGAGTACGCCACCCCGGAGGCGGCGATGCGCTGGCTGCTCAAGCTGGCCTGGGACGACCTGCAGCGCTCGCGGCGCGAGGCCATCAACGGGCGCTGGTCGATGGCCTGCGACCACCACGTTGACCGCATCATCGGCCTGACCCGGCTCGTGGGTCCGGTGCCGTGGGAGGAGATCCAGGTCGACCTGCTGCTCGACGGCATCTACGAGCGAATCCACGAGGCCATCGGGCATCCGACGCCGCTGTCGGACGATGACCGGCGGCGAGCTCGCGAGGTGCTGGAGCGGCGCGCCAGGTGACCCGGACAGCGAGAAACGCCCCCTCTCGCCCGTAGGCAAGAGGGGGCGTTCCGTTGGGCGCGAGGCGGTGCACCCCCGGTTAGAGGCCTGGGCACCTCGCTACGGACGCGGTGAGGCGCCCGGTTCTCGGCGGCGGGGAAAGGGTGAGGGCGACAGCCCACCAGCCGTCGCCCTCGAAGTTCCTGCGGCCCAGGGCCAACCAGACCAGATCGCAAGAGGAACGGCACGAACGTACCGCCGCCGTCGAGATCGGGTCCAGCTGCGGGAAACGCCGTGAAACGCGGCGAAACGCGGCTAGTTCAGGTACGTCGCCGTCGGGGTCTCCGCCCACATGATCCGGGGCTGGCCGTAGCCGCGGGCCACGTCGACAAGCACCTGCTGCAGGCGGGCGACGATGCCTTCCTTGAGCTCGATCCACACGACCCGGCCCTGCCAGTGCGCGTTCGGCAGCGAGTACCAGTCGGCGTGGATGCGGCCGCCGGCGCGGATGATTTCCTCGGTGATCTGGTCGGCGTACTTCGCCCACTGCAGCGGGGACAGGCCGGTGTCGTTGCCGATCGACACGTACGCGGTGATCGGCGGTTCCCGGCTCGCGATGATCGGATGCTCGTCGGTCACCGGGTCACACCTGCGGGGCGCCGGCCGCGGACACCGGGGCGGTCACCTGCGTGCGGATGAACATCGCCGCGGCGACGCCGACGAACGACATGATCGCGGCCTGGCCCTCGGCGTCGATGTTCGCGCCGAAGCCGACCGCCACGGCGAGCAGCGCCGAGGCGGCGCCGGTGAGGGCGGCGATCTGCCCGTCGCGCTTCACCCAGACGGCGATGACGAGACCGCCGATCGCGGCGACGGCGGCGTTGAGCCAGGTCTGCTGGTCGGCGGACAGGTCGATCCAGAACGCGGCGACGAGCCGGATGATCGTGGTGGCGAGCACGGTGTAGAACGCCGGGTCACGGGACAGCTTCACGATGGACTCCTGACAACGGGAAGTGACGGAGCGGTAGCGGATTGTGGATACACCATAAGCGGAGGTATGGTGTGTGCCTGCACAAACACGCTTACTGGTGCAAGGTAGGACTAGCCGTCAGCCGGTCGAGGGCCGCGGCCGTCCCAGTAGACGGCGAGCCCGGCGGCGACGAGCGCGTCGGACAGGTTCCGCCCGTCGGGCAGCACCACCTCGGCCATGTACTCCCCCGCGTAGTCGGCCGGGCCGCCGTACTTGTACGGCTTCAGGGTGATGATCTCCAGCGGGGCGCCGCCGGTCAGCGCGATCGTCATCGCCGTGGCGGACAGCCCGGCAGGGGACTTCGCCTTCGCCGCATTGATCCGGGCCAGCCGCAGCCGCACCGGGAACGTCACCGTGCCGCCGAAGCCGATGTCGCGGGTGAGCTTCGCGTCGAGGGTGTCGCCGTCGATGACCCGGGCGACGTAGCTGCCCGGCCAGCGCCACTCAGCCACGGCACTCCTCAACTGTTCTGCCGCGCCGCTCGATCCTTGGCGCACAGGCGGCAGCGTGCTTGACGGGCCGCGCCGGAGTAGACGCGGTTCTCGGGGAAAGCGTGCAGACCGCGGCGACAGGTCGTGCGAGAAGCGACACGGGGAGGCACGTCGAGGTTGCGATGGCACCGCGCGCACAGCGAGCGGTACCGGTTCAGATCCAAGCTGTAGGGGCCGCATTCGGCATCGACCAGCTGGCCAGGGTCGCTGTGGTCGTACGACCATTCCCGTGCCGGCGCGCCGCACTCAGCACACGTCTTGCTATTGGCCGGGCCCCGCACGCTCCGGAGTCGCTGGTGAACGGCAGTATAGGTAGCCGAGTTGCCGGTCCATTGCGGGTGATTCTCGCCTGAGGCGTACGCCTTGCCCAGTGCGCCCGATCGACGCTGGCGCTGGTAGTGGGGGTTACACAGGCCGCGGCAGTACAGAGCGCGGTCGCAGTCAGGCTCGGAGCAGGTACGGTTACCCATGTCGGCACTCCCATAAGTGTCGGCCGGGCCCGGGGTGGTGACACACCGCCGGGCCGTTCTTGTTCGTCATTTTACCAGGTCAGGCTAGGTAATGAGCCCAGCTGGATATGGCGGCGGTGGCGGGGGGTCACCGTTGGCAATGTGCCGACGCAGCTCGCCGATGTAGTCGCCCTGGATCCGAACGATCCGCTCCAGCCTGTCAATGCGCTGACTGTCCGACCGTCGCTCCCCGCGGAGTTCCCTGATGTCCTCTTGGTGTTGATCCAGGAGCTGCTGTCCCGTATCGGCCTTCTGCTTAGCGCGAGACGCCAGGAACCCCAGCCAGCCGACGACCACCGAGGCGACCGCAGCGATCAGGGCCGCCAGGTAGGGATTCACGGGCCGTCCTGTCTGGTCAGGGGTGTGACCTGCTGTTCCACCCCTGCCATGATCACATAGACGCAGGCGGCGAGGGCCAGACAAAAGGCCATGGTGATGTAGCCGCGCGTCACTGTTCCGCCCAGCCATCCGATGCCGATGAACAGCCCCCACAGCACCTTGATCATGATGGCCGCGGTGAAGGCCACAGTGTCGTGCCGGCGGAACGCGTAGACCAGCAGCACCACGCCGACAGCCGCCCACAGCAGCGCCCACCAGCACAGGCCGACGACGTCGCTGGGGAACAGGTAGATCGGGGTCACCGGTTTCGGCGGGTTGAGCAGGCCGTACGCGTAGGTCAGGTCGAGCAGGCCCAACGCGATCAGCGCGATTCCGCGCAGCCCGACACGTCCCCGGATTCCCCGAATCGGCATAGGTCAGGCCGTCGGCTTGTCGACGTTGGCGGCCTTCACTGCGAGAACGGCGATCTTCACGTCGGCCAGCACGGCCTTGACCGCATCCAGCTCGGCCCTGACCTCGGCGAAACCCGTGGCGACCGCCGCGTCGTCGCCCTGGGCGTCCTGCCCGGCGGTCTCCGGCGAGGCCCCGAGGCGCTGGTTGTGCCAGCCCTGACCGGCGATGACCTTCATGTCCGCACGGATGTCCGGTTCCTTCAGCGCGTTGCGGAACAGCTTGTTGAACGTGTCCTGGTCCATGTCGTCCTCCTCGGGGATCAAGCCGATGTGCTGCAGCCAGCGGGTCGCCAGGCGCAGCATGCGGTGCCCGTCGGCGTCGCGGTGCTCCGACAGGTGCGTGTGGAACAGGTGCGAGCTGTCGCCGGTCGTGCGCCGGCCGAGCCGGTCCCAGCGCTTCACGGTCCGGCCGTCGGGCGAGTAGATGACCTCGCGCAGGTCGTCGGTGTCGGGGTCGTTGGCCTTGCACAGTTCGACCAGCCAGAGGCTGAACGAGCGCAGGTCGGCGACGCCCTTGCTGGTGGTGACCCGGAACCAGCCGACGTCCATGCCGGAGGCGTAGTTGTCGAGGCCGCGCTTGTCGCGGGCGGACTCGTCGACGGAGTACCGGTCGCGGCCGCCGCGGGATCGGATCTGGTCGGCGCCGAGGTGGTAGCTGTCGCCGCCCTGGGCGTGGGCGGTGTCGCCGACGATTCCGACCTCGGCCGGGTCCAAGTCGGATTCGACCTGGCCGGGGTGCATGTCGAGGTGGCGCAGCAGCAGGGCGCGGGCGGCCTTGTGGTTGGTCTTCGCGGACGTCACTGGCTTCCTCCCGATCAGGCGCAGGCCCGGGCGGCCCGCGCGCTGTAGTAGGCGACCTGGGCCAGCCGCACGGCGTCGCCCCAGTTGGCGGTGGCGTACGCGTCGGCCTCGTTCAGCCACGTGTCGCCGAGCAGGCACCACACCGTCGTCGTGCCCGACATGGCGGTCGGTGCTGGCGGCAGACCGGCCAGTCGCATGCCGACGAGCGCGGTCTGCGGGTCGGCGTCCGGCTCGGCGTACATGGCCACATACGCGGCCGAGTAGCCGACCGGGTATGCCAGGTGGTACATCGACTCGACGGTGTACGAGTTGTGGTCGGCGTCCTGGGGGGCCGGGGCCATGTTGTCGCGGTACGGCCAGAACCTCGTCGACGCGTTGTAGGCGCTGAGCTCGCGTTTGACGATGCCCTGCACCAGCCACCACGGGACCGCGAAGCCGTCCTTCCCGGCCTCCATCAGGAACCACGCCGCGCCCGCGTTGACGTTGTGCACGCACAGGCCCGCCTTGGCGTCGTTCGCCGACCGACTGTAGGCGATGCACCGGCCCGCCGCAGTGTCGATCCGCGGCGCGGTCGCGACCAGGTCGAACACCGCCTGGACCTTCGGCCGCGGGACCCGGCCGGCGCGGTAGCCGTCGAGCAGCACCGGGCCGACGTGCCCGGCCAGCGACACCACGTAGGAGGTGCTGGCCGGGTTGGTGGTGCCGTCGCCGTGGGCGTCGTAGGCGTAGCCGAGGCCGTACCCGCCGTCGGGCAGGGCGGTGGCGTACACCCGGTCGAGGTAGGCCAAGGCTGCCGGGTCGTTCCAGCCGTCCGGCGACAGCCACACCGTGGCCTGGGTGGCATACGCCAAGGTGAACGAGCGGTGAACGCCGGTGGCGGTGAGGACGTCGACGCGGTCGAGGGCGCGCTGGGCGATGGCCCGCCACGCCTCGGCCCGGGTCGGGTCGGCCCGACCGGACGCCGGGATCGGATACAGCAGGACCGCGGTGAGGGCGGCGACGGTGAGCAGGGTGAGGCGGCGGTGCATGGCGGCGGCTCCTAGCTGAGCGGCAGAACAGCGATCTCCCGCTCGTCGAAGTCGGCGGTCCCGGTCGCCACGACCGAGTACTTCGCCGTGAAGGTGTTGCTGCCGACGGTAAGGCCGGTCTGCCAGTTCGCGGCGGTGGCCCGGGCCCGTTCCGATGCGGCACCGGACATGATCCGCAGGGTACGTTCCGCCGACGCCGCGATGGTGGTCGCGCCGGTCACGCCGTACCCCATGTACCCGCCCTGACCTGCGGTGTTGTTCGCAATGAACGCCGTCACGAGCACCAGGGCGGCGGTGCCGGTGGACAGGGTGACGGTCGGGCCGACGGTGACCAGGTCTACGAAGCTGGCCGAGCTCGTGGTCTGGCTGCCGCCGGCGACCCGGTTTGCGCCGACCGACCGGGCCGCGCCGGCGTTGGCGGCGGTGGAGACGAACAGCTGGCCGGCGGCGGTGAACTTCGCCGCCGGGGTCTCGAGGAGGTTGTCGCGGACGGACGCGTTCCACTGCGCGGCCGTGAGGGCGGCGTTGCTGACCGCGGTCAAGGGCGTCGTCCAAGCCATTAGTGCCCTCCGAGGGTGGCTGCTTCGATCTGGTGGCGGCGGGTGTCGGAGGCGATGAGCAGCCCGACGGGGCCGGAGATGATGCGGTCGTCGTCGCTGGTGACCATGAGGGTCTGCGACACGTCCGGGTCGACGACCGGCGGGAATATGCCGTGAGCGAGGTTCTCGGCCAGCAGCTGCTGCAACGTCTCGCCCGGGTGCCAGTTGCGGACCTTCGCCGCGGGCCGCAACGCCAGCAGCGCCTCGATGCCCTCCGGGTCGGCAGGCCAGATGAGCTGGGTGATCGGCTCGCCGCAGTCGCCGCACGCAGTGTGCTGCTGGCCCGGCCACACCTGCATGGCGCCATCGCACCAGCGGGCTGGGCAGTTGACCTTCCATGCGCCCCAGTTCACGAACACCGGGTTCCCGATCAGCACCAGCTCGGTCACGCCTGCCCCCGCTCCCGATCCCGGCGCTCGTTCATCTCCCGCCCCTGCTTGTTCAGCTGGGCGACGCTCAGCCCGCGCGGCAGGTCGTGCTCGACGGCCAGCGGGTGGTCGGCGGGGTACCAGGTCCGGTCGCCTTCCTCGGTGCGCTGCGCGACCGCCTTGTCGATCTCGGCGCGGTTACCGGGCATCACGATGCGGAAGCGGTGGCCATTGGCGCAGGTCTGCTCGTACTGCGGATCGACGGCGAAGCTGCCGTCCTTCTGCTGTGGGTGCAGGGCCCGGGCGTCGGTGCACTTCAGCTCCGGGCAGTCAGCGACCCACTTGTCCCAGTTCAGGTAGCCCAGGGACTCAGGAAGCGAATCGGCCATCGTTGAATCCCCTGCCGGCTACGTCGAAGGTGAACATGGTGGACACGCTGGACCCGGCCTCGAGGGCGAACCGGCCGTCGTTGAACCCGGCCCCGGCGAGGTCGAACGTGAACGGCACCGTCGCCTGCAGCGGGGCGGACAGCTGCGCGCCGATGGTGACGCGGTGGCGGATGCCGAGCTGCTGAATGGTGTGGGTGACCTGCTCGACGTGGAACGTGGTGTTCAGGCCGAGCTCGTCGTTGCGGACGGTGATCAGGTCCGACACGGCGGTGGCGAGGTTGCGGGTGAACGTCGCCGCCGACAGCACCCCATCCACCTCGAATGTCACCGACGGGCGGGCCCCGGCGAAGTTGGACACGACGATCCCGGTGATGGCCTCGGCGTCGTAGAAGTACGCCCACGGTGCGGTCTTGTCCCAGTCGCTGCTGCCGAACGTGTTGATCGACCCCTGGTCGGCCGCGCTGAACTTGCGGGCCGCGCCCTGGGCCAGCGGCACCCCGCGCACCCGGATGCCGGTGTCGAGGAACGCCCCGCCAGCACCCGCGGTCAGGGTGAGCAGCGCCGACTGGCCGGTGGTGCGGGACAAGGCGGCGGTGACGGTGCCGGACGCCAGCCGGAAGTCACCCGGCCCGGTCGCCGGAGTCTGCAGGTTGATGAACGGATCGTCGGCGCGGATCGTCAGCGTCAACACCTGGTTGGCGATCAGCAGGATCGGATCCGGGGATTCCCACACGACCTGCAGGTCGCCGGGCACGCGCGGGGTGACGTCGAGTTCGGCGGTGTTGACGATGTGGTCCTGGCCGTGGTCGTAGCCGAACGTGTCCGTCAGTATCTTGTGGTCGCCGACGACCGCGCCGGCCGGCTTCGTGTGGGTGTAGGTGCCCTGCGACACGGTCGACTTGGTGGCCATGATCCGGTGGTGGCGGTCACGGAAGGTGAACACCCCGCCGGCGACGTAGGCGATTGCCGGCGGCCCCTCGGACTGGACCAGGTCGGTGACCGCGGTCGCGGCGTCGGTGCCCTCGAGCCACCAGTACGGCACCAGCGTGGCGCCGGGGTCGATGGCCCGGCGGTCGGCCGGCCAGCCGATCAGGTCCAGGATGATCGTGATCAGGTCACCGGTCCGCTGCCCCTGGTAGACCGGCGTGCTGAGCTTGGTGTCGCCGGGGGTGCCCCAGCCGTCGCCGACCTGCGCCACGAACTCCGGCGTCGCCGACGGGTCTGCGGTGAAGCTGGTGATCGGGCCGCGGATCAGGGTGGTGATGCCCGCGGTGGCCGGGTCGGTGATGTCGTAGCGGGCCGGAGTGCCCTTGAGTACCTTCCCGGCGATGAACGACGAGACGTTCTCCGGGGAGAACTGCCGGTCCATGTTGTTCAGGGCGATGCCCATGGTGCCGGCCTTGGAGTTCTCCAGCGCGCGCGGCGCCGATCGGCCCCAGGCGATCTCGACGTCGTCGTCGGTGACGTACGACGACACGTCCTCGAGGGTGCCGGTGAACAGACCGGACCGCGACCAGTCGATCGCCGGGCGGTGGCCGCGCACTGTCATATCCGCCGCCCCGCCTTCGCCGACTTGTACGCCTCGACCAGCAGGTCCTCGGCCTGCCGCTTCGACGCGATCACCGAGTTGTTGATCACGATGGTGACGCCGCCGCCGACGCCGGGCGTGACGGTCTCGGGTCCGCGCTCACCGAAGGAGTAGGACCGGCCGGAGGCGCCGACGCCGATGACCGGCTCGCCGATCACGCCGCCGTTGGCCATGGCGATGTGAATATGGTTGCGGTGGGCGTTCATCAGGCCCTCGCTGAAGCTGCCCTTGTTCCTGCCCCGGGTGTAGGCGTAGTCGCGCTGCCGGGTGCGGTGGATCAGCTCGAGCGGCTTCTTCGCGGCCAGGTAGCTGGCCAGGCCGTCCATGTTGAAACCCATCCAGTCGACCGCACGTCCGGATCCATGCCATTTGGGGTCTCCTGGGCGATATGCGTTCCCGAAGCTGCCCATCTTCGGGCCCGACCGGATCAGCGCCAGGACCTTGCGCCACACCCCGGAGTCGCCGCGCTGGGCGGACGGGCTCGACGGCCACTGCCCGAACGCACCGGGCGCCATCGCCACCTTCGACGCGGCCTGCGCCTTGCTCATCACGTACGTGCCGCTCATGTCCGCGGCGAACGGCCACCGGCGCGACGAGTCCACCGGCGCGACCAGGCCGCCGCGGGCGTGACCCGGCAGTTGGCCGGTGGCGTTCATCTCCTCGAGCAGGCCCGGCGCCTGATTCTCCAGCCGGCGGCGGGACTCCTTGCGGATGACGAACTCGTCGGCGTGCACCACGCCGGCCGGCTGCATTTTTGCACCGGGCCCGGTCCAGCCGCCTTCGTGGAAGCCGCCGCCGCGCTTGGCCGGGCCGTTGTCGGAGCCGGTGCGCATCTTCTGCTCGATCGACTCCGTCGACCGGCCCTCAGCCAGTGCGCGCTGGTAGATGTACAGGTTGGTCAGGGCGCGGACGACCTCGCGGACGCCGTCGAGGATCAGGTCGGTTTCCTTGCGCGGCGGGATCTTGCCGTACGTGCCGATCAGGTCCTGCGTCTTGTCCCGGTTCAGGCCGAGCTTGACCGACTCCCGCTCGATGGCCTTGATCCGGTTCTCGTGCTTCGTGCGCGCCTTGTCGATCGCCACGCCCGCGTTGATGTCCGCCAGGTACGCCTGGTTGGTGGAATTGATCAGCGCGACGAGGGCGTCGCGATTGGTCCGGCCCGCCTCGGTGTGGATGTCCAAGCTCTTTTTGTTGCCCTTGACAGCGCCGGACAGCGAGTCCCAGCTGGCCTCGTACGCGACGTTGGCGTCGGCCTGCCGGATCGTCGCGCCGTACAGGTTGTCCATGGCGGTGGTCAGCGCCGCCGAGGTGCGGCCAGCGACCGTGTTCTGCCCGCCGAGCCGGTCCAGGGTGGTCGACAGGGCGGTGTTCGCCACCGTCACCGTGTCCTGGACGGCCTTGAGCGCCTTCTGCTTCTCCTTCAGCACCTCGGCGGACTCGGCAGCCTTGATCATGTCCTGGCTCATGCCGAACGTGCCCGCGCCGGTGCGGCGCGCGGAGTCGCCGACCTTGTCCATCTCGGCGCCGGTGACCTTGAGGAAGGTCTGCAGGACGAAGTCCCCGCCGATCTGCTTGCTGATCCCGTACAGCTCCGTCAACGCGTTGACCAGCTGGAACGTCACCGTCACCGCCGAGCCGGTGATCTCGAACAGCGTCTTCAGGGCGTTGGCGCCCTCGTCGGCGTTGTCCGCCAGCGACGACAGGCCCTCGGCCGCAGCGGAGCCGATCAGGCTGATGCCGTCGGCGATCTCCCGGACCGGGTCGCCCGCGTTCGCCGTCAGCTTCTCCAGCGCGTCACCGATCGACGTCACCGCCGACGACACCCCCGCGGCCAGCGGCTGCACCAGGTCGGCGGTGTTGGCGAAGATCGCCTCGAGGTCGATCGCGTCGATGGTGCGCTGCACCTGGTTGAGGCCTTCGATGGCCGGCTTGACGAACGCCCCGGCCGCCCGGTTCAGGCGGGTCTCCAGCCGGTCACCGACCGCGTCGGCTGCGGCCTTGACCCGGGTGTCTTTCGCTGCCAGCGACAGGCCGCCGACGACACCGCCGATGCCGACGCCGCCGATGATGCCGCCCGCGACGGCCGCGCCCAGCAGCGGCGCAGCGGATGCGCCGGCTGCGGCCATGGCCGCGCCCATCGGGCCGGAGATCGGCAGGCCGGCGACGAGCGGGCCGAGGCGGGTGCTGAACCGGGCGAAGAACCCGGAGGCGGCCTCGTCGCCGCCGTCCTCGACGACCTCGCCGAGGGTCTTGCGGAAGCGGCCGATCTCCTTCAGGCCCTGCTCGGCGCGGACCTTGATCTCGACGGTCGAGGCGTTGCGGGACAGGGCCAGCAGCTTCGCCTCGGTCGCGCCGATCGCGGCGAGGGCCCGCTTCGGGTCGGCCTTGACGTCGATCGGCGTCAGGTCGAGCCGGGACAGCGCGCGGTTGAGCTGGCCGCCGAGCTGCTTACCGGCCTTGCCGCCAGGGTCGGTCCGGGCGAACTTCTGCTGCAGCTTCGCGTCGAAGCCCGATACGTCCGGCTCGACCTCGATATACGCGCGGCGGAGGACGCTCACTGGTCACCGCCGCGCAGGGTCACGCCGTTCTTGATCGCAGCGGGGACGAGGTGGGGCCGGGCCGCAGCGCGCTCGGTGCCGGTCTCGACCAACCAGCCGTACCAGCCCTTGTCGCCCCAGCCGACGGCGTAGCCCTCGACGCCGGTCTCGAGGTCGGTGATCTCCTCGACGACGATGTGGCGGCGCAGGTTCCCGGTCCGCTTCGGCGCCAGCCGGCGCGCGTCCGTCTTGACGGCCTCGGCCAACTCCCGGGCCACGGCCTGCGGGCCGGCGCTGTTGGCGAGCTCGCGCAGCGCGCGCGGGTTGCTGCGTCCTGGGACGAGCTTCACGGCAGCCTCCCGGTCACGATTTGATGCGGCCGCCGAAGGCCCGCTCGATGGCTTTCTCGCGCCGCCTGTCGGCGGCGGTGACCGGGCCCTCGACCCACCGGCCGTAGGCGTCGGCACCGTGCTGGTCGCGTAGGTGACCGGCGATGATGTTGAGCAGCAGCCTGGTCGAGATCAGGTCAGGCCATTGATGCGATCTTCGACCGACGCCAGCCCCGACGAGTCCGGGGTATCCGAGGCAGACGAGTTCGACGGTGTCGAAGTTGGCTGCTCCCCAGGCGGCGAGGTGGGCGGCTGCTCGGCTGCTTTTCCCGCCTGCGCACCGACCAGCGTCCAGACCAGGTCGGTGAGGCTGTCGTCGTCGGCTTTCTTGCTCACGGCCAGCTGGTAGAAGCGGCGGAACTGTGTCCGGTCCTCCGGGATGGCCTCCCCGTCGGGGCCCTCGTGTGCCGGCTTGGTCAGGGCGGCCTGCAGGGCCTGCCACATCGCGGCGTTGCCCTCGAACAGTCCGGCCTTGCCGGCCATGGCCGCGCCGAGGTGCAGCATGAGCATCGGCGGGATGACGCCCTCGACGGTGAACTCCTCACCGAACAGGTCGAACGTGTCGCGCTCGACGTCCGGGTCGAACTCCTTGACGGCGGCACTGAACGATCCGAGCTTCACGCTTCCTCGCCGCCCTCGGGCCGGACGACCGCGAGCTGCCGCACGTTGTCGAGCACGATCACCTTGACGCCGATCGGGTCGAGGCGGGCCTGCATCTGCGTGGCCACGGCGGCCACGTCGCTGTCGGACTCGGCCAGCGCGACGATCAGGGTGTCTCCCGGCTTGACGACGTTCGCCCAGTCCAGGGACACGGGGATGCGGACTTCCTTGGTCACTGCCACTTCTGCTCCTCGGCGGCTGCTGGCGGCTGAAGTGCGGGCCCGGCCGCCGCCAGGAAGCTGGGCCCGCACGATCTGGGTGGAGACGCGCGGGCCAGAGCTCGGGAGGAGACCCGGCCCGCGCGCGACTGGTTACGGGTTCAGCGCGAGCGCGCCGGCGACGAACCGCTTGTACGGCGTGGTGTAGCCCGACGCCGGGATCTCGGCGTTGAACTCCATCGACAGGCCGGCCTTGGTCTCGAAGTCGCCGCGGACGAACTCGACGGAGCCGACCTGGAACACCTGCGGCCACACGATGATCTCGGTGTCGAGGTTGTTCTGGAACGCGAGCATGACCCGGACCTCGGCGTCGGCCAGCGGTGGCGAGTACTCGACCAGCTTCGTCACGCCGGTGCCGGACGTGGTCAGGGTGCCGCCGTTCATGGCCAGTTTCCAGATCAGGTCGGACACCTCGTTCGCGGTGAACGCGATACGGGACGACTTGCTGGTCGTGACGGTGCGAACGGGGTACTTCGACTCGGCGACGCGGATGTCAGCGGTCTCGGTGCCCTCGGTGTAGGTCAGGCCCGAGTCGGTGGAGCCGACGTCCGACCAGCCCGTCCACGTCGCCACGACCTTGCTGGCCGCGGCGGTGATCGTCGGGATGGCGGTCGCCAGCGGTGCGTACCGGATCCGGCCGGGGCCGGCCTCGATCAGCGCTGAGGTGATGGGTGCGATGGCCACGGTCAGGCCTCCTTGGTGCTGTCAGGCGCGCTGCGGCGAGTGCCGGTCGTGGTGCCGCTGCTGGTCTCGAAGTCGGAGACGGGGCGGCCGGTGATCTCGGCCTTGATCTCCCGCGCTTCCTTGGTGTTCTCGCCGACGACGTAGTCCTGCAGGCCGTTGGCCTCGACCCAGTCGCCTTCGACGGTCGATCCCCGGTTTGCAGCCAAGACGCCGCCGATCGGGATGTTCTCTTTGGCTACGAACCGAGCCACGGTGCTCCTCCTGGTTATGCGGGGTGAACGGTGAACGCGAGATCGGCTCGATACCGCGGTCGGTTGGTGTCCTCGTCGGGCGCCCACAGCGGCGCCAGCCGCACGGCGACGCCGGTGACGTGGCCGCCGGTGACGGCCTGGCCGACGAGGTCGTAGGCGGCGGCAGCGGCGGTCCGGGCGATCAGGTTTGCCTCGCCCTTGTCGCCGCCCCACGCCGACAGGGAGAACTCGACGGTCGCTTCCCACGGCCACGGCTGGGCGCCGCCGAGCGCGGTGATCGTCAGGCAGGTGTCGTCGCCCTCGGGGAGTTCGGTCGACACCCGGTTGCCGATCAGCGGGGTCAGGCTGGGGTGGGCGGCGAGGAACTCCTGCAGCCCCTGCTCCATGTCGGGCAGAACGGCATACGCCACACGGCACCCCCCGGGCTTACGCTGGTCGGATGAGATGGTGCGGGTGCGTAACCTCGACGTGGCTGTGGATCTGGCACGCGGGCAGGCCCGACCGGTGCAGGAAGTGGAAGGACGCCCAGGCCTAGCTGCCGGTGCTGATCTTCTTCAGCATGGCCCGCACGTGGTGCAGCACGCCCTGCCGGTAGGACCGCATCACGTCGCCGTCGACCTCGAAGGTCTCGCCCTGGAACACGACCCGGTCGGTCGCCTCCAGATCCAGATCCGGCCCGCCGAAGACCTTGCCCCGGACCACCGTGCGGGCCTCGTCGCCGACGACCTCGTCGACCGTCTTCGTCGACCAGTGCACCAGGAAGTCCTGCTCGGTCGCCGCCGCCCAGTCGCGTTTGCGGTTGCCGTAGCTCGCGGCGACCAGCGGGGCGCGGACACGGGTGATCGTGTCGTGCAGCTGCACCGCGCCTCCTAGGGTCGGGCCGTGGTGCCGGCCAGCGGGCGGGTGGTGACCGTCGACGACGGGCGGGCCGTCGTGCCGGTGCTCGGCCGCAACGTCACCTTCGACACGGTCAGGCCGACGCCGTTCGCGGCGGCAACCAGTGCGCCCAGCGTCGCCGCCGCCATGCCGGAGCGGGCCACCTCGCCAACCGCCGCCGCCGTCAGGGCGCCGAGGTTGGCTGCGGCCGGGCCGGACGTGGTGCGGGAACCGCCCGCAGTGGCCGTAAGCGCACCCAGGGTGATGGTGGTGGTGCCGGGGACCGTGCGGAAGCCGGCGGCGGTCGCGGTCAGCGCGCCGAGTGTGGTGGCCGTGGCACCGGACGCCTGCCGGACCCCGGCCGCCGTGGCAGTCAGGCCAGCCAGGGTGGCCGCCGCGGTGCCGGTGACGTCGGTGGTGCCGGCCGTTACCGTGCCCGCGCCAGTGGCGGACAGGCCGCCCAGGTCCGCGGTGGCGGTCGCGGTGACCGACCGGACACCGACTGCGGTTGCGGTCAGTCCGCCGAGGTTGGTGGTGGTCGCGCCGAGCGAGGACCGGACACCCAGCGCGGTGGCGGTGAGGCCGCCGAGGTTGGCGGCCGCGGTGCCGGACACGGCCCCGCCGGACGGGGCGATGTTGAAGCTGTCGACCTCGGCGAAGTTCGTCGTACCGTCGCCGCGGTGCGACTCGAAGAACAGCTGCATGTCGCTGTTGATCAGCCACGTCGGGGGCTGCTCCAGCGTCCGCCGGACCGTCCACGTCAGGCCGTCCGGGGCGGTCTCGTACAGCAGCTGGCCGGACGCCATCCGCAGCCGGAACCAGGCGTGTGCGACCGGGTCGTACGGGATCGCCACGGTGTTCGCGTCGGAGAAGCTGACCCAGTTGATGAAGCTGAGCGTGTTGTTGACGACGTCGATGATGACGCCGACGTCGGTGCCGGGGACCGCGGTGTTCTGCTTCGCCGACTGCACGAAGAACGCGAAGTAGCAGTCGAACGTTCCGCCGTTCAACGCCGGCGGCCACCACCGGGCGAACACCTGATCGAACGAATACTTCGCCTGGGTAGCCAGGCCGGAGTAGCTGGTTGTCGTCGGCACCCGCGCCCGGCCGCCGACCTCAGCGACAGCGCCGTACGAGTTCGGCCACTTCACCCAGTCGAAGCTGTTGTCGTCGAAGTCGTCGGTGTGGCTCGACGCATACGGGCCGGTCAGGAACTCCTCGGTGAGCAGGTCGCCGACCAGCCCCGCACCCCGGCCGTACCCGCGACGTTCAGAGACCCCGGAAATCACGGCGCCTCCTCAGCCCTGGGCGATCGAATACCCGCCGAGCACGTTCGGCGCCGTCGTGCCCTGCGGCAGCCACATCAACTCCAGGCAGGAGTCGTTCCCGACTACCTCCAGGTCAGTCTCCGGGTATCCGAGGTTCGCGCTGGCCCCGACGGCCAGGATGTTGATCGGGCAGATGACGCGGCGCAGGACCGCATTGAGTTTGCCCGTGGTGGCCGTGGTCAGCTGCACGCTGGTCACCGACCGGACACCGTAATCGCCGGAGGCCAGCGACACCGGCAGGGCCCGGCCGGCTGGCGCCGACGCCGGGAACTGGCCTACCGACGTCGTGCCCGCGGCGTTGCCCTGGTCGGTGTAGTTGATGGTGATGTTGCCGGTTTGCGTGGCGCCCAGCGCGGTCTCCACCTCGAGCCACAGCTCCATGTCGGTGTAGCTGGTGGCCCGGGTCGGCAGGGTCACCGCGCCCATCGACTGCGAGGTGTTCACCGCCGCGTCGACACCCCACTGCGCGATCCGGTCGCACAGCATCAAGGTGCCCGGGGCGTTACCGCCCGCGTCGAAAGCCGCCAGGTAGCTGGTGTTCGACGGGGCGGGGATCGGCAGCGCGCCGGTCGACGCCGACGTCAGCGCCACGCCTGAGCCGTTCGCCGGTCCTGCGGCGCCCGCGGCTGGGTTGCCGAACGCGCGCCACAGCGACGCGTACGCGCCGGCGACGGTCGTGACGCCGCCCTTGTAGAACCGCATGCGTTGGCTGGCCGCCATCGCGGCGATCAGGCCGTCGCGGGTAGTGATCGCCATGATCAGGCGGCCGTGGGGATCGCGAGGTCGATATCGCCCGTGGGCAGGGTGAACGTGTCGCCCGTGGTGACGGCGTTGGCCGTGATCGTGCCGGAGAACAGGAACGTCCCCGACGTCGACGCCGACCATGCCGACCAGTGCGTGTAGTCCTCCGTGCCACCGACGCCGGTCCACACCACCGGCGCCGTGTTCGAGATCGTCGAGCTGCCGGCCGAGTTCGCCGCGACCGTCCCGAACGTCGCCGAGGTCCGGTCGGTCTCCACCGCCACGTTCGCAGTCCCGGCCGCGCCCGGGTCGCCGACGTGCAACTGCACGAAGCAGCCGGCCGGCGGTGTCCATGCGGTGGCCCGGCAGAGCAGGTTCAGGATGCTGTTCGCCGTGCTCGGCGCGAATCCGACAGCCATGGGGTGCCTTTCAGGCGATCAGGGCGCCGCGGTAGCCGGCGGCGAGGGCAGCGGCGGACGGGGTGAGCTGGACGCCGCCGCCGGTCGTGGCGTACCGGACGGCCCAGTCGTCGATGGTTTCGGAGATGAGCGCGCCGACGGGGATCTCGTACGCCTGGGCGGCCATCTCCAGGACCGCGCCGCGCACGTCGTCGGTCGCGGTGGTGTAGCCGTAGGTCAGGTCGACGCCGAGTTCGTCGGGTGGCCAGGCGTGGACGTAGCCGAACCCGGCGGCCCGGTACAGGACGCCGTTGCGCAGCGTCCAGCCGGTGATGACCGCACCGTTGACCCGGACTTCGGATACGGCGGTGACGGGCCGGTACGGCAGGACGATGGTGGTGCTGCCGTCGAGGGTGTCGGTGTAGGTGACGTTCGTCGGCGACCACGCCGTTTCGGCCTCACGGGCGAACCGGGCCGACGCCGACTCCAGCACCAGCGTCGCCGTGGCCGTGTCGAGGTCCTTCTGCAGGTAGGAGGCCAGCTCAGGCACCGATGCGTACAGCGCCATTACTGGCCCCCGTCCTGTGTCGGTCGATCAGCGGGTGGTGGCGTTCTTGCCGACGTCCTCCGGCGGAACCCCGGGCGGGGTCTGCTGGTAGCCGCCCGGCGTGCGGTACATGTCCGTCGTGTAGATCGGACCCGGGGTGGGCGGCGGCGGGATCTCACCGCGGGCGATCTGCCCCAGCGTCTCGTCGTCGATGCCCATCTTGTCGACGAACTCCCGGGTCAGCGACGGGGCCTTCGCCTGCGCCGCCGCCAGCAGCTTGTCGCCACCGGCGTCCGGGGACACCCCCGGGGTGACCTCGGCCGGGATCCGCTTCGGGTCGACACCCGGGACGACCGAACCGGTCGCCTCCAGGACTTCCTCGCCGTGGGTGCCCTTCAGGCCGCCGCGGTCCTCACCGAACGACTGCCCGGTGCGCGGGTCGACCGGCACGTCCGACGCGGTCGTCGAGAACGGCGCCGACTGGCCCTCGGTCACGACGACGTCGCCACGAACCTGCGTCGAGGTGCTCTGCGACGCGTCACCGGCGACAGCCTGCTGGCCCTCGGCCGGCGCGGACGCGGCCTGCGCCTGCCGGGAGGTGGTCGCCTTCGCGGGCGTGGCCGAAGAGGCCGCCTTCGCCTCCGTGGCGGCCGCAGCCGCCTGACCCTTGCTCGTGCTCTCTGCCATGTCTTTCCTTCCTGGCTAAGCGAATTGGGGCTACGTGGTCAGGGTCAGGACACGGAAGGCGCCGGCGACTGACACATCGGCTCCAGTCCTCCAATACGCATACCATCCGCCCTGCCCCGTTGGCCTGCGGTTCGCCCCCAGGACGATCGGGTCGTAGACGACCGACATGCCGATCCGGTCGACGATGAAGTACTGGCGCATGTCACCGAACGCCAGGACCTTCGCCGCGTTGGCGTACGTGCCGGTGACGCTGGTCGACTCCATGAACGGGTAGCCGAGCAGCGTCGGGCCGTTCGGGCCGTCCTGCACGATCGACGTGGTCGAGCCGGTGAAGCTGGGCACGTTGCGCAGGGTGTTGATGGCGGTCATGTTCGCCACCCACGCCAGGCGGGCGCCCGGGCCCCGCCAGCGGGCCGGCAGGGCTGCCAGCATGCTGTACACCGACGCGGCGGTCGGGCCGGACGCGGCGGTACCGGCGGCCGCGGCCAGGGTCGTGCCGCGGGTGATCAGGCCGTAGGGCTGGCCCGAGCCGGTGCCGATCGCGAACGCCGCCTCCTCGAGGCGGTCCTTGGCGTCGGTGAGCAGCGTCGGCAGCTCCTGCGCCAGGTCGGAGTCGCCGAGGACCTCGTAGGAGCCGAACAGGTACGCGTCGGCCTTCTGCGGGGTGATCTTCAGCTGACCGAAGGTCGGGGACGCGTCCGCGGCCTCGATGCCTTCCGCCGTCCACTCCGCGCTGACGCCTGCGGTGGTGACGCCGTTCCAGTCGTTCGTGGCGGTGGTCTTGATCGTGGCGAGCTGACGGTACGGGTTCGCCGACCCGTTGTTCGTCAGGATGATCGTCGGGTCCAGCGTGAACGGAACCAGGTACCCGCCGTTGGCCGGGGTCAGCGACAGCGCCGCACGCGAGCTGAATCCGGTCGGGTTAGTCATGTACTGCTGGAACGCCTCGAGGTACTCCGGCGTCGAGGTCTGCAGGATGTGCTCGGCGACGGCGGTGCCGAAGCGCGGGCCCATCTTCTCGACCATGCGGGTGACGTGCTCCGCGCCGTCGTGCTCGAGCTGCCAGTGATCCGAGCGGGTCGCGTACTTCTCGATCGCGGCCAGGCCCCGGGCCCGCAGGTCGGCCGGGCGCACCATGCCGTTGCGCACCGACTCCATGTCGGCGTACGGGTCCAGGTTCCGCTTGATGTGCACGTCGGGGCCGGCGGCGCGGGTGACGGTGTCGGTGCCCGCCTCCTCGCGGTTGCCCTCGTTCGCCGCGGCGCGGGTGACGCGGGCGATGCGCTCCTCGCGCTCAGCCAGCGGCTTGAGTTCCTCGGCCAGCATGTCGGCTTCGGCAAGCAGGTCGTCGAGCCGCGTCGCCGCAGCCTCGTCGGCCTCACCCTTGGCGTCGAGCGCCTCCAGGACGCCCAGGTCGGACCGGATGGCCTGCATCCGGGTGCGGATCTCGTCCGCGCGCTTCAGACCCATGAGGGTCACTCCCATCCTCGTGCGATTCGAGCCGCGCGGATGCGCATGCTCAGGGGGATGGACCGGGAGTGGCGCGGGGCCGGGTCGTCGGTCACAGGCACGGCGTCGTCCGGTTCGACCGGAGTGCCGTCATTGCCCACCCGTTCCGGGTCCACCTCGTCGCCGAGGGGAGTGGCCAGGTGGTCGAGCTGGTCGAGCAGGGCCGAGCGGCGCTCAGCCGGGGCGGCGAGCAGGCCGGCGAGGACCTGCTGCGCGCGGATGCCGGTGATGGCGGCGCCGGCGAACGCCGGGAACGGCGTCGGACCAAACTCGCGCATCGCGACCTCCATGCGGGTCACCGTGCGGAGCTGGCCGCCGGCGCTGCGCCGGAAGCCGCCGCGGGGCGGATTCGGGTCCGAGCGGATGAAACGGCCCCCGTACGACTGGGCCTTGACCGCACCCATGCGGATCGCCTCGAGGACCTCGTCGGCGAGCTCGCTGTTGCCGTACTCCGAGATCGTCAGCACGCCGCGCTTGTCGACGCGGACTTCCTTGCTGACGCCGATCGGGACGCTGCCGCGGTCGGACGGGGTGCCGGCGATGGTCATGCCGTGGTTGTAGACCACCGGGAAGCCGCCCTGACGGTGCGCGATGGTGCGGGCGAACGCCGTCGGGTGGTTCACCTCGAAGTAGTGGCCGTCGGCGTCGATGATCTCAGCGGGCTCGCCGAAGATCGCGGCGTACGCCTCGACGGTGCGGCCGGTGCCACCGGATCGGATCCGGATGTCATCGAGCGCTACGGCGCGGATGAAGTCGGTCATTTCATTCCTCCAGCCGTGCCGATGAGATTGTCGACAGCCTTGATGATCTTGTTGGCGGTTGCGGGCGAACCCACGTAGAACGGCTCACGCAGCGCGTCGGCGTTGCCCGGTGCCGGGTCGATCGCCAGCGACCACGACCCGCCCGGGCCCAGGTCGGCGCCGCCGACGGAGTAGTCGTCGCCCTCGTCGCGCATCAGCTTCCAGTGCACGTCGCCCCAGGCAGAGCCGGGCACGGTGCCCTCGGCGATGTCCGCCTCGGGGCTGGGCCACTGGTCGGCCGGCCGGTCCTCTTTGTGGGCCTGGCGCAGCTCGGCGCGGAACTCGGCGACGTTGGCCTTGCCGTCGGTCACCGCCTTGGCGACGACGTCGCGCAGACCGCGGGCGCCGACGGTGTCCAGCTCGACGGTGCGGCCCTTGTTGCCGGCCTGCCACTTGCGGGTGTCCTCCGGGTTGACCACGCCCAGCCGCAGCTTGGTGCCGTCCGGGCCGTCGATGCGGGCCATCACCACGGTCTGGTCACCGGCCTGGTCGTGGATGCGGGCACTGCCGGCGAACGTCTCACCCGCGGCGAGTTCGATGCGGCCGGCCAGCTTCAGTGGGTCGCCGGCGGGGCCGGGGATGCCGTCGGACCACTGGCCGTCCGGGTCGCGCTTCTGCGCTGGGTTGAAGGCGCGGGAACGGTCGGCGCTTTTGGGTCGGCACCACCTGCCGTCGTCCCGGGCGGCTGCAGCTGCACGCTGACCAGACCGGAGTGCACCAGCAGTGTCGTGTCCTCGGCCTCGACCGCGCGGGCCGCAGAGTCGGGGGTGAAGCCGTCGCGGACGTACGCCACGATCGTCTGCGCCTTGATCAGCTCGATTTCGGCGGCGTCCTTGCGGTCCTCTTGCAGGAAGCTGATCTCCGACTTGTCGTACCAGAGCTCGGAGTCGACCTCACCGGTGCGCGGGTCCGTCGGCGCCTCGACGATCGTGGCCAGCGCGGCGAACATCGACGACCACAGCGGGTACAGGGTGCGGTCAGCGACCAGCCGGCACGCCGCCCGGAAGTTCCCCGCGTTCAGCGACGAACCGGACAGGCCCTCCGACAGGGCCGCCACGACCGGGTGCACGCCCGACGCCGCGGCGATGCGGGTCTCACCGGCACCCTGGGTGGCCTTGAAGTCCAGCTGATGGAGATCCTTGCCGACCACATGCGGGGTGGCGCCCTGCAGGGCCAGGGTGCGGTAGGCGTTGTTCGCGCCGACGTGCGAGGCGTTGATCGTCTGCATCATCTGCAGCATCTGGTCACGCTTGATCGTCGGGTCGAGCTGGAGGAACAGCTGCGGCGTCGCGCCGTTCTCGAAGAACTTGCCCTTGTGGATCGTCGCGCCCAGGTCGGAGTCGACCTCGCGCAGGGCAGCGGTCGGCCAAGGGATCCCGCGGTACGCGGCGAGGGGGTCGGGGATGGGCGCCCACACGGCGACCTCGTCGGCGAGCAGGATCTGCGGCTCCCGGCCGGAGCCCTTGCCGCCCGGGTGGTACATGACGCCGAGGAAGTCCGCATCCAGGGCGAACTGGGCGTCGGCGTCCGGGTCGTCGTACGAGCCCAGGATCATCGTCACCCAGTCGGGCCGCATCCGCAGCAGCCGGTCCGGGCGCTCCCGGCGGCGGCCGACGAACGCCGTACCACCGAACGCCGCGTCCAGCTCCATCTTCGCGGCCAGGGACGCGAACGTGCCGCCCGGCCACGGGTTCTCCAGCACCGACAGCTCGCGCGTGCCGAACAGGTCACCGCGGCGGCCGTTACGCAGCCGGCGCCACACCGGCCGGGCCTGGCTGATCAGCGCCATCCGGGTGAGTTCGCAGGAGGCGACGACGGCGTTGCCCTTGAAGCCGCGGGTGACCAGGGCAGCGAAGTCGCCGGAGATGCCCTCGTGGCCGGGCTCCCACGCCGACAGGATGCTGTTCCAGTACTGGTTGCCCTGGAACAGGTGGTAATCGTCGTGGCGTTCCGCCTGAACGCCCAGCGAGCGGGTGACGGCGCGCAGCAGGTTCGTCACCGGTACCGCACCCCCGCCTGGTCGTTGTCGTAGGGCAACGGTTCGTCGACGCTGTACAGCAGGACGAAGTAAGCGACCATGCCGACACCCGCTGCGATCAGGGCCCAGCCTAGGCCCAGCACCAACCACAGACCGGAACTGATCAGCAGCAGGCCGGCGAAGTAGCCGGACCGGGCCCGCGCCGCCCGGGTAATCCGGCGCGGCCGCCGGGACTTAGACATCGCGGCGGCCGCGAACATTGGCAATCACCCGTGCGGGCTGATCCACATGGCGCAGAGCCTCACGGGTGGCGTACCGGATAGCCCGTCGACGCCCCCAAAGCACGGGCCCAGAGAAGCTCATCCAGCCGTCAAGGACATGGGTGACACTGAAGCGCCATCGGCCCACCTGTCGAACCTGCCAGGTCTCGCTGATCTCAGACATCCAGCCACATCGCGAACGCCTCGACTTCCTCGGCCTCATTCAAGGCGCCGTCCTCGATGGCCTGCCCGCGGGCGTGATACGCCAGCACCGCCGCCACCGAAGCGTCGATCAGCTGCCCCGTGCCGCGCTTGGCCATCTTCATGTAGTGCTGAGCGATGTCCTCGTCCTCACCCGGCCGGGCCTTCTTCTTCCCGCCCTTGACCAGCACCGCGTTCTTGCAGTGCCGGGCCAGGGTGTCGTCGCCGTCGTGCCGGATCTGCCCCGAAGCGAACGCCGTGGTGAACCGCTCGATCGCCTTGTCCATGCGCTGCTCAACGTTGGTCGGAAACTCCACGACCTGCTTCGGCCACTTGCCGGCCCACGCATCCAGGTAGTCCTGCCACCGGTAGGGGTCAGCGAACATCAGCGTCACGTCGTACGCGTCGAACGTCTCGGCCATCACCTTGTCGACCTCGACGCTGGGGACCTTCCACTGCAGGACGTCCTTCGGCCGCTCCCACGTCCGCAGGTTGAACAGCTTCCCGTCAGACATCCGCGCGGCGATCAGCGACGTCGCGTCGCGAGCCTTCGACCCGTCGAACCCCAGCGCGATACTGTCGCCCGGGTGGAGCTGGTCGTCGGGGTCGCCGGCCAGCGCGTCCCAGCGGATCGGATCCACGAAGACGGACTCGCCGACGACGATCTCGTTCAGGAAGAACCGGCGGCGGTCCGCCTCGAGGTGCCGCGGCGAGCGGACCTCGTGCATGATCCGGCCCTTGATGTTCACCCAGCCGCCGCGCTCGCGCGCACTGTCGCCGTACTGCCGCAGCAGCTCCGCGTACAGGGCCCGGTCGTCGGCCAGGTCCTCAACCCGCACCGGCTCGACCGTGTCGATGTAGACCCGGTCGTCGGGGTTGTCGTGGGTGACCTGCGCCTCGGAACCCTCCGTCGGGTCCCAGGCGTTGGTGAGCTCGATCCAGCGGCCGTCCATGCCGGCGACGTTGCGCTTCACCGCGCCCGCGACCTTGCGGTAGCCGCCCTGCAGCGTGAACAGGTGCGACTCCGTCATCGTCAGGAACGTCAGCGGCGCACCCAGCCGGGCCTTCGCGCTGGTAGTCACCGGCTCGACCTTGCCGCCACCCGGCAGGATGCACCGGGTCAGGCCGATGTCCAGGCCCGACATGTTCGTCAGCGGCCCCAACTGGCCCATCGCCACGAACGGGCGCCACGTGTTGTCCGTCTGCTCCTCGGACGTGCCCAGGCAGACGATCAGCGGCGTCGGGTACGGCGCACCCACCGGCTCACCGTCGGCGTTCCAGCCGTCGAAGCGCGTCGGCCCCAAAGCCTCGGCCCAGATCATCGCCGCGCCGAACGGGTCCTTGCCCCACTTCTGCGACCGCCGCAACTGCCCGCCGGTGTAGCGCAGGGTGTCCGGCGCCGGCCACGGGGCGGCGTGCGGGTACAGCCGGTAGAAGTGGATCAGGAACTTCCACATCTCATCCGTCAGCCGGTACGGCCTGCCCTGCAGGTAGCCGTCGGGTACGACGCAGTGCGCCTCGATCCACTCGCCGACGTCGTAGCCCAAGGTCGGGAACTCGCCCGGCTCGGTCGGTCCGCGCCACGGCATCAGCCGACCGCCCGGATCCGCCCCCGTGCGGTGTTGACCGGCTCGCCCGCGGCCTGGTCACGCTTCTCGGCGACCTCGTCGTGGCTGATCGTCCACATCAGCATCTGCATCGCCTTCGGCGTCAGACCGAGGCGGTCCTCCAACTGGCGGGCCTCCGACAGGGCGTCCTTGTCCAGCTTCTCCGCCTCGAGGACGACACGCACGTACCGGGCGACGACACGGTCCCAGCCGTGCTCCTCCCATGCGCACGCCTGCGGAGTGGCCCACAGCGACTTCCACAGGTCCGCCTCGGCCAGGCTGGCGGGCTCGAACGGCCAGTTCGGGGCCAGCTTCGTGCGGCCGCCGGCCGGCAGGACCTTCGGCCCGCTGCGGGCGTTGCGGCGGATGGCGTCGGGCTTCGGGGGAACGGTCTGGGCCACGGAGGGTCACCTCATCACGGTGCGTGCTGGCGGCTGGATATGACTGTGCGTGACGGTCGGTGAGATCGATCAAGCTGAACAGGCCGTACAGACTGCGAGAAGCATCTCACGGGGGTTCTCTGACCTGCGGCGATTCGCGTGTTCGACCCGCCCCCCTACCCTGCGTGACCCACTGTCCTCGCGTCTTCAGTGACGCACAGTGAGTTGTCGCAGTGGGTGACTAGTCCTGTGCACCACGGTTGCAGTGCGAGTGTTCGAGTCGATCACCGATCGCGTTGCGGTTGATGCGCAGTGGTGTGCTGTGACCTAGGTCCAGTGCCTGATCCACACTCATGGGCTGGCCACAGCGTGGGCATGGCTGACCTGGTCGCATGCGTAGGTCCTCGAGCAGGGCTGCACGTCGGGCGAGGTGGGCTGCTCCGTAGCCACGTGCCTGCCGTGTGCCGCGCCTGTTGTCCCTGACCTTGCCCTTGGCACTGGCGCAGGGTGGGCAGCGGGAGTCGGTCCGGAGGGTGAGGCGCCCGCACCCTAGGCAGGGTCGCTGCGGCATGCGCCCCTCCAGTGCCTGGCCGGCAGGGTGGCCCAGTCGTCCCGGTCCTGGGCCAGCCCTGCCGCTTCCCCCCAGGGCCCACCTGGTCTGGGTACGACGAAGGCCCCGTGGTGAGGCGGGGCCTGGTCGTGGTCTAGGCGCACTGCTCCTAGCGCCATCCGGATCATTGCACCTGATCACCACTGCTGCAAGCAGGCGTCACGGACGCCACTCCGGCAGGTCATCAGTAGATCCCGGAGTGGCTGATGCTGGGCGGCTGGTCGCACCAGGCGGGGGCGTGGGGCTGCGGGTGGCGCCAGCCTTGGGCCAGGTTGAGGCAGACGTGGCCGTGGCCGCACACGCCGTAGGTGGGCGTGCCGCCGAACATCCCTGCACTGTCGGCGAGGTAAACGAGGCGTGCGTGGCTCCAGGCGTCGCCGACGGGCACGAACGCCCGGACGACGGCGCGCAGCGTGTCGGCCAGCTGCTCAGCGGTGGGCATGGTCATGCCTCCTCCCGCAGGTCGAGGTGTTCCACGGCGGCAGCGAGCCTCTGCATGGCCGGGTCTCCCGCGTACCGCTGCCCGATGCGGACCACGCAGCTGCGCAGGGCGTCGGCGAGCTGGCCGGTGGACTGGACCCGCAGGTGTTCACCACCGGTGATGCCGCCGTTGTCGATGGTGATTTCGATCTCGCTCATGCTGCGTTCTCCTTGCGTCGGGCTCGCTTGGCTTGCTGTTCGGCGCGGCGGGCGGCGTCGGCTGCGGCGAGGTCGAGGACGTCGCCGACGTTGTAGAGGGGCTTGTCGTCGCGGTCGCGGCCGTGTTCGACGAGCTGGCCGCGTGCGGCCCAGGACCGGATGGTGTTGGTGTTGACGCCGTAGGCCTTGCCGATGTCGGTGGCGCGGAAGGCGTGTGCGCGTACCTCGCCGTCGAGCCAGGCTCTGCGTTCGTCGGTGGACACTTCGGCTTCGCAGGTGCGGCAGCGGCCGATTGGGGAGCCTTCGCGGGCGTACACGTCGCCGTCGCAGTACCAGCCTTCGACCTGACTCGCCTGTGTCTCGGCTCCTGGTTTCGTCCACTGTTGCGCCCCGCATGGTCCGAGGTAGCGCTGGGCGGCCGGGCCGCGGGCGATTCCGGCGACGACGCGGGCGGCGGCGGCGATGTCGGTCAGGAGCTTGTCGACGTCGGGGCGGTGGCGGGCCCATTCGAGGTTGCCGTGGCCGAGGAGGAATTGGGCGGCGGCGGTGATGGGGTCGCCGTGGTGGGTGAACCAGGGGCGGGTGAGGCCGCGGATGGTGGCGGTGCGGTCAACGGCGAGGGTTAGGGCGGCTTGGACGGCGTCGAGCTTGGACGTGGCGCCGAGGTCGAGGGGCAGGCGGCTGCCGGGCTTTCCGCTGCTGCCGCCGCCTGCGCGCCGGCTGAGGCCGTGTGCGATGTCGCGTGCGGCGGGGGTCATGTCTGCGATGGTGGCGAGCTGCTCGGTGGGTTTGGTGACGCCGCAGCGTTCGCAGGCGTAGGCCTGGTCGGGCATGGGGCGGTCGCAGATGACGCAACGGGTGTCGGTCATCGGGCGGCCTCGGTCGGGCAGCCTTCGCAGTCGGGCGTGCCCTCGCAGTCGTAGCTCCACCGGCATCTGTCAGCCCGCTCGACGAAGTTCAGCGCCTTGACGATGCGCTCGGCCAGCTCCGGGGTGTCGACCATGCCGACGAGGGCGTCATCGGGGCGCCGGCCGTCGTGGTCGGCGGGCTGGGTGCCGACGCGGACGATGGTTCGCTGCCAGTGACCGCCGGTCCGGTAGGTGCTCATGTCGGCCATCCGGTGCCGGTGAGGCGGGCGCGGGAGATGCGCCGGTGCCCGGGCCGCCCGGCTTCAGGCAGCAGGCCGTTGCGCATGGCGATGGCGACGGCATGGGCGGTGTTGCGGGCCCGGAGCCGGTTGCGGACAGCGATGAGGTCGTTCTTGATCGTCCAGGCGCTGACGTAGAGGCGCTGGCCGATCCGTTCGTTCGTGAGGCCGTCGGCGGCGAGGGTGAGGGCTTGAAGCTGCCGGGCGGACAGCTTCCATCCGGGCGTAGCGGTCGCGCTCACGAGGTCTCCTGTCGGGCGGCGAGGGTGGCCTCGGGTACCACCGGGCCGTTTTCGTCGGCGGTAGGCAATCCCCGAGAGGCGGAAAGGCCATCGGGGTCGCGGGTGTCCATGCGCCAGATGCCGTTGCGGTCGCGGTGCATGGACAGGGTCGCCGGGTCGAGGCATTCGCCGGCACGACGGTGCTTGTCGAATCCGCTGACGGAGCCGAACGTGACGTGGCAGGCGGAGCAGTGCGCGTTGGTAGGGCTGGGCTGGATGCAGATGGCGAGGCAGGGCATCAGGAGACCCTCCGGGAGTCGAGTCGGATGACGGGGGCGACGCGTTCGGCCGCGCAGGTGCGGCAGCGGTCCTTGCCGGGAAGGGGCGTGTGATCGCACCGAGCCGGATGGTTGGGCGGTGGGTAGGGGTCGGGCGACCCGGTGCGCTGCTCGCGGCGGCAGAACGTGCACTCGGGAAGCCCGTCGGGTCGCAGGCCGCCCCCGAGGCCGTGGGTCGGGCACTTCGCAGGACGAGACGAGGAATCGGGGTTTGGCGGCTCTTCGGCGGTCGCGCGCGAAGGGTGACCGGCCGCACCAAAATCTTCATCGTCAGTTGGGATGGTGCTCTTTAGGTGTCTGGTCTCTGCTTGGTTAAGGGTGTCCGGCGGCACACCCATGTCTTGACCGGCGGCACACCCATTCGGAATCTCGGGTGCTCCGGCGGTACACCCATTGCCAGGGCCGTCCGGGCCCCCATCGGGCGGTTTTGGGTGGTCCGGCGGCACACCCATCAGTTCCTCATTGGGTACTCCGGCGGTACACCCATTCCGGCTCTTGGCCTTCGACTCGCGAGCCTTCGAGCGCATCGCTTTCGCCGTGTCGACCACCTCCGTCGGGGTCAGCACGACCACCAGCTCGGTGAGGTCCGAGGGCAGCGTCAGCCGGTACATCGGGGTGTGCCGGTAGCGGCCGGTCTGGCGGATCAGACCCAGCTCGATCAGCTTCTCCCGGACGGCCTTGACGGTCCGGGGGTGCACCTCGGCCAGGATGGCCACGCGCATGTCGCCGGGCCGGATCGCCGTACCGTCCTCGTCGGCGTGCGCGGCGAAGACCAGGGCGACGGCCTTGAACACGGCACCGGAGACGCCGCCACGGGTCTGCTTGCCGGTGCGCTCGCTGACCTTGCCGCTGCCAGCGATGACGCCATCGAGGCGGGCGCGCATGACGATGCGCTCCCAGGTGAAGCGGTCCTCGGCGTGGACCTCCGTGCCGTCGTCCATCAGACACCACCCGCGCGGGTGGTGCGAATTGGCACAGGGGTGTCGGTACGCCACAGAGGGCGAGGCCATGGCATCATCTGAGCCAGGGCTCCTTCCGGTTCGGTGAAGCGAACGGGTGTTGCCTTAGGCCGGGCTGAGGTGTTAGCGCACCTCGTCCGGCCGACCCATTCTCCCAGCTCACGACGCATGTGAATGCGCGCCGCGCCGGATTCCTCTGCTATGTGGATCACAATTCCCTCGCGCTATTCAGTGCCGATATCGGGCGGCCGGGCCGCTATTCCTCGCATCGCATTCCGGCCCTGTGTCAGTCGTCCTCCCGTTCGCCGGCCCAGCGCCGCGCCTCGGCCTGTTCCGGCACGCTGGGCATGTCGTGGTGGGCGTCGTTCGGGCGGCCGACCAGGTGGCACTGCGAGCACACCTCCCGGCCGTTGATGTCCGGCGGCAGGTCCGGGTCGGCCACGAACACATGCGGGCCTGGGCGGGTCGTCACGCCCGCGACCACTCGACGCCGCCGCAGCGGTGCATGCCGGCGTGGCCGTCGGGACGGGAGCACAGCCGGTCGGCGTCGCGGCCCGGCATCCGGGTCACGCAGACCTTCTCGTTGGCGCGCAGCACAACGCCGTCGGAGCCGAGCTTGCCGCAGTAGCACCGGCCGCAGGCGATGGCGTCCTTGCGGCACGTCTCGGTGATCGGCCGCCACGGCAGTGCCGCACGGACGCCGGTGTCGCGGATGCGCTCGCTGTCGAGGACCCACGAGACGAGGTCGGCCCAGCACTGGCGGCGGTGGAACAGCTGGTTGATTCGATCGGCGATGCGCCACTTCCAGCGCTCGATGCGGTCAGCCACGGTCGGCTCCTTCCTTGCGGGCGGCCTGGAGCCGCCGCTTGCGTTCCCGGCGGGTCAGCGCCAGGTAGTCGGTGAGCGGGAGGCTGAGCAGCGCGGCGTTGGCCTGCTGCCGGGCGGCGGCCTTGCGGGTGACGACCTGGACGCCCTGGCAGACGCCGTCGCCGGGGAAGCAGCCGACGGTGATCGGGTCGCCGCAGCGCGGGCACAGCTGGTCGGTCATTGCAGCCACACTCCGCAGATCAGGCCGAGGGAGAACAGGCCGCCGCCGAGCAGGGTGTAGCCGAGCCAGAGCGGCTGCTGGGCGAGCAGCCACAGCACCTCGACGGGGTCCATCAGAACGGCTCCTCGTCCTGCGCGGCCTGAGCGTGCATCTCGGACCAGCCCGCTTCCAGCTCGTCGATGCGGGCCCGCTCGATCTCGGGGTGGTCCCGCTCGATGATGGCGAGCACGGCGGCCAGTGCAGCGTCGCGCCAAGGCATGGGATCGCTGACCTCACTCTCGGCCATCTGCGCCGCGTCCTCTTCGTCCATGCCGATCGCGTCGAACCAAGCCCTGGCGTAGGCCCTGCGGATCTCGTCGGTCACTTCGATCACGACAGCACCGCCTTGCGTTCGGCCTGTTGGCGTGTGGTGCGGCAGCCGCCGAGGCAGACGAACCGGCCGCCGATGATGTCCCAGCGCGGGTTGCCGGCCGTGTCGGACAGCGGCGCCTTGCAAAGCCGGTTGGCGCACTTGGGGATGTAGAACGGCTGGCAGTCGATTCCGAGCCGCAGCAGCGTCTGCGGCCGGGTGTGCCCGGCGGGCGTCCCCCGGCTCACGTCGTGCCCCCGTGCAGCTGCTCGAGCTCGTTGAGGGCTTCGGTGAGGTCGGTGCGCAGCTGGTCGCGTTCCCGGCGCAGGTGCCCCAGCTCGGTGCGGTCCTTGTCGCGACCGAGGCGATAGGCAGCCAACCGAACAGCGCTCTCGGTGAGCCGGTCGCCGAGTCGGGCCTGGGCGGCCAGCGCCTCGTCGCGTTCCTGCTCGACGCGACGCAGCAGGGCCGAGGTGGACTCGCCCAGGCGCCGCAGGTAGTCGGCGCCCTCCCACTTGGCGGGCAGGTCAGCCGTCCCCGGCCCGTCGAACGTCAGGTCGCTCTCGTCGCTCATGACGCGTACCAGCGGTAGGAGCCGTTCACGGCGGTCCGCAGCGGCGGCGGGGCGTCGTGCAGCACCTCGGAGTCGGCCGCCGACGGTTGCAGCGCCAGCCGCACCTCCAGCGCCAGGTTGAGGCGTTCGACGTTGCGGTGCCCGGTCGGCTTGGCCCGCTCGACGTACAGGGCGGCGTCGACCAGGCGCAGCGCCTCCCGGGCGCGGGATGCCTGCTCGATCGCCTCAGCCTCGGCGGGGTCGATGACGGGCCGGCGGGCCGGGATGACGTCGGCGGGCGGGACGGTGTTGTCGACGGTGGCCGGGCCGTACAGGCCACGGGCCAGGGTGCGCCAGCTCACGACCCGCTCCGGTTCAGGATGTGACGCCCCAGCGGCCCGGGCTGGATGACGCCCATGTCGAGCATGTTCTGGACGGTGGCGACCATCAGGGCCTTGTTGTTGTCGGGCACCTTCGCCCAGTCGACGGCGCTGGCCGGGCGGGTCTCGTAGCCGTGCTCGGGGGCGAGGGTCTCGTAGGTGGCGTGGAAGTTCTGCGCGATCAGCTCGGCGGGGGTCACGTCGTCTCCTCGGTGAAGGTGCGGCAGGTGCAGTTGGAGTTGGAGCAGGCCCCGCGCACGCCGGTGACGTCGTGGGGCTTGTGCAGGCTCGACAGGCACCCGCACACGCAGCGGCTCAGCTCGGTCGGGATCTGCCCGGTCGCTGCACCCGGGTCC